TGGGAGTACGAGGTGGAGCGGGCTGCGAGGTACGAGCAGGGGTGCGACCTCTGTACGTAAGGGTGGGTTAAATGTAACGGGTGAGTGTAACGAACTCAATGTTAACCAATGGTTCAACTCAACCAAATTTACCCCTACCAACCCCACATTAGATGGGGGTAGGTAACGTATACATCTCTCACACACATTCTAGATCTATTTTCTACAAGAGTATTTGGAACTTTTATTCATTTTATAAGTTGATATTAGTATACTTGCAATTATAACTTAAAGTAATACTTAATATGAAAAAGAAAATATATGAGATTTTTAACATGAGTACTGGTACGTGGGAAGAAACAGAAATGACTGAAACTGAATATAATAGGTTACAGGATAGAATGGATGCTCAAGCAGATGAACTGGAAGCAGAGTTTCAAATTATATCACGTATTATCTCACAACAACTGGGAGAAAATGTACAAAATCCTAAGAGTATGGATTAAAGTTACTGTTATATATATAAGATTATGTTACAGAAACAGTAACTGTTACAATTATAGTAACAGTTACTATATATAAGTACTATGAAAAAAATAAAAAGAAGAATTAATCACAAAACAGCAGAATATCCTATATATACGCAAGACGAAGCAGATAAAAATAAATTAAAATATATCTACTGGAAGGATTGTGATAAGGGAGATTGGGGTCTTACAGACGATAAGTATGTATCGGAGTGTATCTCTCGTACAGATTACACCGATAGAAATGGAAGTACACGTACATTTGTAAAACTGACGTGTGGAGTAGGGTGGGCTAGTTCGTTCTCTACAATAAAATTTGAATTAAATGATGCATATGGAGTTTATTCTAAGACCAATCCAGCAAAAGACTGGAAAGAACACGAAATCAAGACCACAAGAGCTAAAAATACAGTAAATACGTACGCAAATATGCTATTAAGTGGCGAGGTAGTGGATTTTGACAAACTTGGAAAGATATATAGACCAGACCAAAAGATACCTGCAGCAACAGTACGTAGATTTTTAAAACAGAAAGTAGCAAAGAGAATGGTAGAAGAAAAATTAAAAGACCTTTTAAGTGAAAAGAGTATTAATAAGGAATTTGCCCTAGATAACTTACTAAGAGCGTTACATATGGCAGAGGGAAAAGGAGATGTTAATAACTTTTTAAAGGCTAATGAACAGATAATGGACTTATTGGAAATGAAACCTCAGAAAAAGGTAGTAACAGATACAGTTCAGATAGATGTAAGTAAACAAATTGCTGATACGATTGCGATGGAGGAAAAGAAACTAACACTAGAACGGAAAGAAGAAAGCAATGAAAGAGATATTACATGATGATGGCTATGATGCAATTAATGATTATTTAAAGGAAGATCAATTAGAGGTAGCTGTACGTGCTTTACACGTTATATCAGCTATGCCTAGCTCAGATCCTGAATTTTTATCATCAGTTGCCTTAGATGCCCTAAAAGAAATGGAAACCTATGGTATACTATACGACTATGACCTCTAAATGTTCGCAAATTGTACCTTTATCGGGCGTATTTGTCCATTTGCGACACAATGTAAGGGTCACACACATTGCGGGCTAAAAACAGGCTTTTATCAAGAAACTATGATACACAATATGACCAAGTGTCCCAAGCCAAAGAAGAAACGTGGCAGACGATAATAAATTTGTAATAGATAAATTAAAAGAGAACATGATAATGTTTGGTAAAATTGTTATGCCAACTATGTTTTCTGCACCATCGCCAGATTTTCATTATAAAATTGCTGATGCTTTGCTTGATAACGCCTCCAAACAAGTAAACATCATTGCCCCTCGTGGTCATGCGAAATCCTCCATTGTAGGCGGAGTATATCCGCTGTATCATCTTATGCATCACGAGGGGAAGAAATTAATTGTATTGGTATCAAGGACACAAGACCATGCTATCAAATTATTGGGTACAATTAAAGATACCCTAGATTATAGCGAAACATTCCGTGCTATTTATGGATATTGGGGGCAACATAGCTCAAAACAATGGGCTAAATCAGAAATAGAGCTAAAAGATGGTTCTATGATAATCTGTAAAGGTACAGGACAACAATTACGTGGTATTAAAGTAGGTAGTCAAAGACCTACGCTTATTATTGTAGATGACCCTGAAGATGAAAACAATACTAAGACTGCAGAGGCAATGGAAGCAAACCTAAGATGGTTATTGCAATCTGCTGTACCATCTTTAGACCCTAAGAAAGGTAGAATCATTGTTATTGGTACTCCACAGCACCAACGTTGTTTAGTGGAAGTATTAAAAGAAATGAAAGGCTGGGTCAATATGCATTTTTCTCCCGATATGGATAAAAAGGTAGCATTATGGGAAGAATGGCAGCCGATTAAAAAATTGCAGCAGAAAAAAGAAGAATTAGAGTCTATTGCTAGAGTAAGTGTATTTTATAGAGAATATTTGTGTCAAATCGTTGGAGACGAAGATCAATTATTTAAAGAAGCTTATATTCAGTATCATAATTATAAATTAGAGTTAGATAGTGATAATCAACACTATTTAACAAACGGGGAAGATAAAATACCCGTAAACGTCTTTATGGGGGTTGATCCTGCATCCTCAATACGCAAAACAGCTGACTATAGTGTTATTATGCCTGTAGCAGTTGATAATCAAAACAATCGGTATATTCTAGAATATTACCGCAAAAGAGCAACCCCTATGAATTTAGCTGAAAGCATTCTAGAGTACTTTAAATTATATCGACCTGTAAAAGTGCGTATTGAGTCTGTCGGCTATCAGGAAATGTTACGAGAGTACCTGAGACAGAGAACAGAAGAAGAAAATTTATTTATTAGCGGATTGGAAATAAAAGAAGCTCCACGAACCAGTAAATCATCTAGACTGGAAACAATGGAGCCATATTTTGCTCAAAAGAAAGTCTATATGAAAAAATCCATGTTAGAACTCAAAGATGAGTTATTATTGTACCCTAGAGGAAAACACGATGATTTATTAGATGGATTATACTACGCTATGAAGAAATGTTATACCCCTAACCACACAGTTCAAAAAGAACAAACCAAAAAACAAACCAATGCAAAAAGAGATGATATAAGTTGGAAAATAGCATAGTTTGGAACTTTTACTTAAAGTAAACGTTTAACTATGCAAAACCCCAATTTATATTGTCTCATAGCAAAAACCAAGAAGTACAGCTTACCCACGACCTATTAAAGGACTTTAGTTCCTCTAGAGAAAATTGGGCTAAACAAGCTGTAGAGGATAATGAATTTAGAAATGGGAAGCAATGGACAGAAGAACAAGCTAAGATTCTTCGAGCCAGAGCACAGGAACCCATTGTAGTAAATGTAATTCATTCTGCAGTAGAGCAAGGAAAAGCCATGCTTACTGCTAACAAACCACGATTTCAGTCTACAGGTAGAGAAACCAGCGATACAGAAGTTGGTCGTATTTTTTCCGATTTGATGTCCTACATATGGGATCACTCGAATGGCAATGTAGAAC